TTTTACCATAATCAATATCATATAATTTTTTAGAATGTGATATTAATTGAAATGGAATTTTATTTTTAGCACAGTCAACCCGCAAACTATTATAGTTAACTGTGATACATCCTAATGAATTTGTTATTTTTTCTTTTTCTTGGTTTGCAATTAATGCTTGTATATATACTGCTTCAAAATCCTGTCCCGATATAGTAATGTTGGGAATAGTAATAGCAGGCTTTCTCCCTTCCGCTGTACTCCACCACTCAACCTTAGGCGATGTGATCCATCGATGAGTAATTCCGGTGAGCTCCGCGGTGATATAACTTATTGTACTATCAAAAGTATCTCTGTTTATATTGACAACAGTAATTCTATGCGCTTGTATTTTTTCAAGAAGTTTTAGGTGTTCTATTTCGTAACCACGAAATGGCCAATACATATATTTTAAAACCAACGGTTGACGATTATCACCAGAAAGTAATATATTTGTCCTATCATTTATAAATTGGTTAACATCAGACATTTCTATTGGTTTATCTTCATTGACTCTAATTATTATTTGATCTTTGTTTAATTCATATCTTGCACATTCATTTGAAAATGGAATAAAAAATTCATTTAAATTAATGTAGTTTTTTATTGTACAATAAGAATGGCCAATCCCAGTATTTAACCAGGTGCTGCCGGTTCTAGGGGTCGATAATACACAATATCTAAACATTATATTCTTTTGTACTCATTATGTCAAAGTTACAATGACACATTGTTTTATTACAAATTATAGGAGCAGATGGGAATTCAATATCATCGTCAGCTATGTTACCAATTGGTCCACCAACTAAACACCAACCGCGTTGAATGGTTCCATACATATCCACAATCAATTGCTCTACCCCAACATTACATTTCCAACCAGACCAATCATTTGTTTTTTCATTAATAAATCTATGTGCGCTAGATGGTTCAGTTGTTCCGTCAGCATATACTTTACTCATTGCTCCCCTGTAGTAATCAAAAGACTTGGTGTACTTAATGTGCTTAACAATTAGTTCGTGCTGCTTGTCAAATATTTTCTTTTGAAAATCATTGTAATCATACAACGTATCTCCAAAATCATATATTAATGGTTGTAATGCCATTGAGATATTACCAATGTTTTTTATCTTGTTTGCTATAGCATAGCAGAAATCAAACTTTTCAGGACTCATCATTATATTAACGTGAGTTCTTACATCATTATGAAGCAATTTAACAACATCAATAAAATGTTGTTCTTCACTGTACTCAGGGTGAAAACTTAAACATACATGGTCAAAGTATTGCATGTTATCTTCCCAGTATCTGATTGTACGTGACCCATTGGAAATGAGACCTACTTTAATTCCCAAATCTGTACAGTATTGACATATTTCCGTAAAATGTCTATACATAGTAACTTCACCGCCTGTGAATTCAAAGTATAGATTCTTATCAGAGTAATGGTTCTTTATCTTAAGAATAAATTTTTTGATAGTTTCTACAGTTGGCCATTTGATAGAGCCATCATGTAAATGTGAAGGGCAGTATGAGCAAGCGAAATTACAAGTATTTCCCAAGCACCAATTAACTACAAACCAATTTTTGTGATCAGGGTTTAAGTGTTCTAATTTAATATATTTTTGTTCCATTACCAGCCTTCAACTTTTCTTATTACGTCCATTTCTGTTACTAATGGGCCGATGTTATATTTATCGGCGTTATAATGACGCTTGAAGAACTTGCTTTGTTCTTTTCCTAGTGTACACATAGGTAACCCAAGTTTATCACTTAATGCGGCACCTAATAGTGTCGCTTCACGTTCTGGATCTCTATATTCTTGTTCTTCCCACAATACTATATAGTTATCAAACCATTGTACGTTTGCATGGTCCCAATCAGTTAGCATAGTCATATATGTGCCAAGTCTAGCACCATATATAGCCCACATTCCATTCTCAACATCACTTCCTACATTGTGCCAAATAGTTAAGTTATTTAGGTTGCGACTAGCAACAGTTTCTTTGAAGGTATCGATATCAGGTCTTGCTCCTTTATCAAGCACCATTTTTACTCCTTCACGGAATCCAGCACGCCACGCTTGAAACGGAGTATAATTAGGATAAGTAGTAGAATAGCAGTCATGCATTGCCCAGTATAAATTATCTTTACTGTCCATACAGAAATCAGCAATACGTGAAACATCACCCTCTTTTTGATTTTCATGAGTTTTCATATCACGCACGTATGTTTTAGTCCAGCTACTCATACCACCGTTACCATAACGTAATCCGTTGATACTGTTAACTGCTTTCCAACGAAACTGTGCTAGTTTGAATTCAGGGGTCTTATCAGTAAAGTCCAATTGAATGTTAAAGAAACTTTCATCTGGCATATTATCGCCATCAATTAGAATGAATCGTTCTGTGTCGCTAGCTTCTCCCGCTGCTTTGTGTGCCGCATCACTTCCCTTAACACTATCAACACGCTTGGCCCATGGCACCATGTTCTTTATCTTAAGCCAGAATTCTTCTTTCTGTGGCTCATCATAACTTAGATAGATACAATCTAAATCAGCTACATCTACTATATCAGAGTTCATATATGTTTAGCTTCCATTTAATGTTTTCTTCAGTATCATTCACTATAATGCTAATATCTTCTGGATGACATGTGACCCCTTCCCTAGAGTTAGGCATCAATTTATATACAACTTGATTAGGTTGTGCTTTTGAAATTTTACCGTCGATGATTTGTAGGTCATGTCTTCCTTCGGCAAACGTTTGTGCGTCAATTACAATATAGTTGTCTCCCGGCATAGACCTGTCACCACAATAAGAAAGAACTTTTCCATTCTCATCGTAGTATAATCTGAATTCAGGCTTCTCGGCTTTGGGTGCTCCCCAAAGAATAATTACATCTTCTTGTTCACTCATACAATTATTTTATCACAAAAATTCTTTACATGATAGTGTAGCGGATACAATTGCGGAATTGTTTGTATTCGTATCTGATCAGGTAGACATTCATATATAAACGTATCAGTCCAATTTTCAGTAGGATGATTGTTTATAAACTGTTTCATATGTATCATACTCATTTCAGTGAATGTGGGTAGCGTGGTTTTTTCTATTCCAAGTATATGAGAAGCTAGGGAATAAACCCAGTCAGTTGTTGCTATCTCAGCTGGATTACATTTTAATATTCTCTTATATTCTTCCCAATTATTAAAAATTTCTTTAACTAACTCAAAGAATTTTTTAGCAGTATCTGATTTTTTAAAATAAGTTATAGCATTGTACACATCAGGCAAGTTATTATCGTCAATGAACCTGCGATATACTCTTACATCTGAAATTTCTTGTTTAACATTTCTAATAGTACTAGAAATAACTACATCTCGTTCTTTTAACACATCCCACCAATGATCTATGTTACGTGGGATATACATATCGGCTTCTAATTTGATTGTGTAATCATATGGGCTTGCTTCATATACTTGCCAATCATTAATTAGTTTCCAATCACTGTTCTTGGCTAAGTCACCGTGTGGTAAATCAATGACATGATCAAACACAGACCAATCACAACGATCATTAGTTACAATAGAAACACTAGCTGAGGGCATAACTCGTTTGATACTCATTGCTAGTTTTTCAGCACAATTAGTATAATTTGTTTTCTCAGTATTCTGAGCCATTATTACAAAACCTTTATTCACGTATTAGCTCCATAAAGTTATCTTTAAACATCATATGAAAATCAGTATCTTTTATTGTCATATATTCTTTACGAATCTTACCTCTATTCCAGTGGTCAAACATTACAGTATATTCTGTATTAAACTCATTGTCATTGTTTCTATATACTTTAGTGTTTGTTCCGGCATGTAATAAATTCCATGGGATATAATCATTAATTGGGGTTGTATGTCCGTTTGTTATTCTTGTAGCTATTGTTAATCCATAATCATTACGGAACGTTGAGTCAATAAAGCCGTGAATATTTCCATAATGTTGAAAATTGTTTTGAACCATTTTTAAACATTCAAATATAGATTTTGCTCTTTTTGTTTTTTTAAAGTTAATGACAGTAGCCCACAATGTATTAACGCTATACACACTTAACACTTCCTGTGACATAGTTGGTTGCATCAAGTAACTAGTTCTATCATGGCAGCAAAAGTCTGTTGGTAAATCAAATGTTGTTAATAACTTATCCGAATTAACCATATAATCGGTGTCCAACAAAAGTGTTTCGTCATATGGACTAAGTTCATATGCTTGATATCTCCCTTTATTGATCCACATTCCCCAATCTCTTGTGTTTGATTTATCTGCTATTACTTTGATAGTGTTATCAAATTTGTAATCAATAGATGAAGGAATCGAGTCCTCATCCGTAACTATGGTAACAGGCAAGTTTAAGAAATGATTAATACGTTTAGCTGTCGCCACAGCCATTGTATAGTAATTGAATTTGGGCGAGTTAAACGCAAATAACAATGCGCCTTTACTCATCTTTTCTTCTCTAGTTCTACCCATTCACTATACCATTCTTCCATAACGGTATGATAAGTGGTGCTTAGTTTGTCTAGCAATGAGATTCTATCTACTTTAACAGGATTATCAAAGTTATCCATTAAGATAACATGTTCTTCTGTTGAGTTAGTTAAGAAATTAATAATTTCTAATTTTGCGCGCCAAAGTCCACCTTGATCAGCAATGATAAATTTGCTGTCATATTTGTCTTTTAGATATGCTTTGGCTGAGTTATGATTGAAGCGGGCTCTAGCTTCGGCAATTATTGTCTTTGTATCCATGTGTACTCCTATGAGTATTTAGATGGATACAAAGATGATAAAAAATTATGCTACTACGACTGATCCAGCAATAGTAATTGTTCCCCAAGTATTAGCCAAATATGTTGTTTCTGGGGCTTGGGCAGTTACAGTAACAGTTGAACCTGTACCCACTGTTAAGTTGTTTGGAACTTCATCCCAGACGGTGTATAATGTAATTACATTACCAACGTCTCCGTTTGATCCTTGGGTTCCACTACTTTTAGTAGTAAGACTAATAAACGTATTCAAATATGCTGTTCCGCCTCCTGCTACCTGTGAAAACACAGTAGCATTTGAAGTAGTCAGCGCATAGTATCCAGTATTAGTAAGATATGGACTAGGAGCACTGCCACCGCCGCCTACCTTTTGAAACCCAGTATAAGTAGTAGGAGATATAATTGTTATTGTGCCGGATGACGGGGCGCTAGTAACTAATGTTCCCACGTTAGATGCCAAACCATTTAATAGTAAATTGATACCAGCTGCTGTGTTTGGGTGACTACAAGTTACTTTTAATTGTCCACCTGCGTTAAAGAAATATCTTGCTGCGTCACCATTAGCAAAAGATACAGTATGTGTAAATGTTGCTATGTTACTCCATGTACTTGCTGTAGTTACTGTGTTAGCTGTTGTACTACCCTGGCTTGCTGCGTTTAATCTACCTGTATAAATTGATGTTAAGTTAGTGGGTATATTAGCATTATATTGAATTGTGTTCCCTGCTGGCGGAGCAGTAACACCCGTTATTGAAGTACCTTGATGTAAGTTTGCGTTTGCTGTTTTATTGATTAAGTTAGCCCAATCTGCAGCATAGACTAAATTTCCAGCTGATACAGTTGGTACAGCAGTTTGTCCATATCCCGCAGTTGTTCCACCAGTAGACCACACTGTGTTTAATGTACCAGAAGTAGTATTTGGATTAGTACCTACTAGTGAGTTAAAATCCGTTGCTAGTATTGTATTGCCGACGCCGTAATTTGCCATTTTTAATCCTTATTTAGATACCGTAACAATTGCTAAAACTGTTCCAATATTATTAGTTGTTTTGTTTTCTAATGCTCGTCCAATGACATTGAAAGCAGTTGCCTCGCCGTGTTGTGCTGCTCGTGCTATACCGTTACCTGCGCTGACTAAACGATCACCCTTTTTAACTACACCGGTTGCTTTAACTTGAACACGTCCTGTCATAGCTACCGGCGGGTGAGTTGTATTATCACCTGCGCCTGAATTCATTAAGTAAGCAGCAGTATCAGAGATGACACCAAATATATCTTCACTTAATTCATATTTGGAACTAGTGATTTCTTTTTCTCCGCCTAATTCAACAACTGTACCTGCATCGTAGTAAGCATCTGCTTCAAAACGTTCTGCCAAGTCAGCATAAGTAGCATTTAATCTAGAATTAGCAGTTAATGTCCATGTACCAGTAATTTGCCCACCTGTACCAGATCCGCCTGTTGTGATGTTACCTGTTGTTACACTAGCAGGGAAAATTGCTCCTGCAAAACGTCCACCAGATACACTTGCGTTGGATAAGTATTCTGATACATTACCGTTATTATAACTACCTGCAAAACTAATAACATTACCAGTTAAATCATAGAAATAGTTTGGATTGAGTTTCAATCCAATTGAGCCGCCGCCAGAAATTACAAGATTACCACCGGTAACCCACATACTAGTACCAGCAATACCGTTAGCAGTTCCTGCTCCGTTTTGTGTCCAAACACCTGTTTGAACACCAGTTGTGCTTTGTGATCCAGTTGAGATAACTTGAGTATTAAATGTAGTAACGTTGGCAGTTGTGATGAATGCGTTAGTGATGTTAGCATTTGCATTAACTGTCAACATTCTAGTTGTTATAACATCGGCGTTTGAATTATTAGTAGCAGTGATATTATTAGCAGTAAGACTACCGGTGACAGTTACTGTTCCAAACGTTGTAGTTCCGCCACTTCCTGATTGTGCTAGAGTAATCCATGAACTTGCTGTTGTGGTGCCATCTGCTGGGCAAACGCATAATGTGTTAGCATTGGTATTGAACCACAATTGACCCTGTAGCGGATTAGCAGGAGGACTAGTATTAGCAAAACTTTCCAACACATGAACAAAGTTTGTGTCTAAATATTGTCCGTAACCGGCATAGTTCCTGCCAGGTAATGCTAATGAGGTGCTATTAGTATTAATAGTTCCGTCAGCAATGGTCGTTAATACTTGACCATTAGTTTTTACAATTGTATATGCCATTTTGAAATTACTCCGATATCTATTATTTATCTTAAATTGTTACTAGATTCGTTAAACTTTGAATTCTAACCGTATAATCAATTTGAATCTGTCTGTTTAAACTCTTTTGTACTGGGTGAAATATTACGTGTGTCAATAATCTAGTGATTACATTCCCGGTGGCATCCGTCCCGTATCTAGCTAATAAACCCAATTCATCAAAAATATAAGAACTATCAGTTTGGGTACTATTATCAAATGCTGCCTGTCCGGCAGGCTCGCCGTAATCTAGCAAACATTGTACCAAAATATCAGTATAATATTTGCCCGTTGTATGTGTAACTGTCATCTTGTTACGTGTAGGATCCAAGTTAAAAACGCTAGTATCGTCTACGATTTTTGCGTAAGTTTGGTTATATAATGCTGCGTTTTGTCCAGTTACGTTTGGTGGCAAATACGTAATAACCCCAGTATCAGAAACACTTGCGCCGCCATTCCCAAATGCCATTTCATAGATTTCCCCGTAACCTCGGCTGCTTAATGTATCAGCAATGGCCTCAGACATGGTTTCATAATTTATAGCATTTTTCTTCTCTACAAATACTTCCCCGTTGTTAGGGTCATGAATTTTGATAAATCCTTCTACTTTATATGATAGTGTTATTACTGACATTTAATTATCGCCTCGCATTTGAACCAATACTTCTTTGGTATTTGGATCGGTTATCTTTATTCCGGACGAAAAATAAAACCCTACTTGTTCGTTAGGCTTTTTCTCTTGCGTAGTTTGCTGCTTGTTTTCTTCCAGTTTTTCGTTCATGTTTTATTTATCATTTAATTTGTATCACCTCGCAAGAATCTTGCGCCGTCTGTGTCAGCAATCTGTAACGGATCCCCTTCTGCGGTGTTATAAACTCCAGGAATTGGGTTCCAGGTTTCAGAATATAATACGTCTGTCATTCTGTTATTTGGGGTCAAGCCGTACCCTTCAGAATAGATTGGAGTATACGGCTGAACACCTGTTCCGCCTGCGCCGCGAGTCAATTTAGATACAGTATTGTTTGCTAAATCACATTCAGCAAATCCAATCAATTCTCCATTGTCCATCCATACTAATCTTCCCTCAACTGAGGTAATTGTCAATGAATTGCCAACAGAAACTTGTGCTGAAATCTGTAATATTGGAGCAGAATTTACAATAACTATCTTATAATTTTCAGGAGCAACTGCTATAGAAGTAGTATTATTGTAAACTACAATGTGACATATCACATTCTTATTAGACGTTAATCCAATATTGTATTTTCCGTCTACTGCTGCCGGGCAAGTAACATCTTGTATGATAGTATCAGTGATACGTGTTACATCATTGAAATAAATCATATCATCAGAATATTTTAATTCGTGTACTAACCATGTTCTGGTTTGAGTATTTGCTCTGTAAATCGATGAAGATCCAGTCTGCCCAACATTTAATACATAAACTTCTTCATTTGGTGTAGCTGTTGGCATCATACTTGTTACAATAACAACATCACCTGTATTGATAGTAGTTAAAATACTCAAGTCATTGTATGGATTTAATCTTAATGAACTTGATGGAACTCTAGCACCATTTACTGTTACCCATAATCTATCAACATTAACTTGTTCAAATTGTGATACATTGACGGTTGTTCCGTTTGCTACAGTAGCATCGGTCAGTACAACTTCTAACTCGTTTGGATATCTGTTAGCAGTAATTGTAATCTCTTTTAATCCTTTAGCCACACCAGTGCCGGTGCCTAACGCAGCAGCAGTAAAAGTATCTCCGACTGCATATGTAATAGCAGATGTTCCTGCAGCAGTATTCCAATTAGTAGTTCCAAGATATGTTATTTGATACTGATTACTAGTAATAAATTTACCTGCATCAACTTCAGGCGATACTTGTAATATGTAGTAAGTTGTTTTTGACAATATTCCACCTAGTATGTTTTCACCCACTGATGTTCCCGTCGCAGTAAACAACACTGGAGTTCCATTTATTAATCCAGCAGTACTAGAAACAGTAATTCTGTTACCTACAGAAGATGTAGATATAGCAGTAGTATCTGCTACTGTAAATAATTCATCTATCCAAACATATCCACCTGATATATATGATGAGGAGAATGTAACTGGATAGTTGGTAGCATTCAACGCAGGATTATACGGTTGTAGATATAAATCAAATATTGTGTTCGTTATTATATGAACATAATAAACATTGTTGTTTAATTGAGTAGCGCCGGTTACCCCGTCGATACGAACTAATTGATTTTCAGTTAAACGATTGTTTATCCCGGTAGTAACTCGTATCGCAGGGACCCCACCCATATAGCCAACTAAAGTATTAGTGGCAGTAGTTAGAGGGACTAGAGTATTAAATTGATCTACTATAGTAAAATCAGTTGATGAAGCGATTGTACCCACAAAATAAACTTGTCCAGTTGTAATTATGCCACCTGCATTAGCAAGCAAGGCTTTACCAGAACCAGTTTGTGCTACATTATTACAAGTGAACAACCCTCCCACAACCGGAGTACCAATAAATCCAATTGCGTTCCAATTTGTAGTTCCCAATACTGTTATTTGATAGATTGATCCATTAACAAATGATCCAGCATCAAAGACTGGAGCCTTAAAGATAATCTGTTGGCCAGAGATCAATTTAGTAGTATCATTACATACTACATAATCACCAGCATCAATGGTTCCAGTAACCACAACACTAGTTGCATATGGTGTAATCGCATTGTTTATATTTGTTATATTAGAAACAGTAAGTCCATTAATAATACCTGTCATTGTTCCACTAGCAGTTGTTACTGTAACGGGAGATCCTCCCACCTGGGTAGAGATTTGGAAATCTGTTGAATTCAATATTGCTGTTACAAAGTATGTTTGTCCGGCTACTAATCCACCCAATGTTGGACTATTGAATGTAATAGGGTAATCAACTGTTAAGTTACTAGTACTTGATGTTGACAAGTAATTTAATACCTGATCAAACAATACAACGGACGGGGTATTTTGATCGTATGTTTGAGCGGCCGGAGTATTTTGATCATATGTTCCTACTGAGTGAGTGGTACTTGTTACTGTGATAGAAGATAGTGTTCCGCTTCCAGTAATATTGTATTGGGTATTAAAATATTGTCTATCAGTTAAATTATATGAAGTAACCGCAATAGTTGCACCATTTGCTGGCGGAGGGGTAAACACTATTGTATTAGTATTAGCATTTATTGTGTATGAAGATTGATTTTGACGCAATCCATCAATTTCAACAATAGCATTAGTTACATTATCATCCCCGATATAATTTGTCAAAGCAAAAGATGCTGATGATCCGTTACCTGTAAATAGCTGTACTTGCGGTATTGTATAACCATATTGTATTGGCAATGTTTGGCCAAATAATGAATAAGAAATATAATCTACTGTAGCATCATATTGTCCTGCTAATACAATCGCAGCATCAATTCCGTTACTAGCAAACCCTATCGCATAATCATTAGTAACAAAATCTGCTCCGCCTGTAGCGTCAGAAAGTGCTAGCACTGCTCCGCCCAATGTTTCAGAAATACTAAATTCATTAGCGTCATATATTGTTTTTACATAATATACTTGTTGTGGAATAATCACATCTCCAAACATAGTATCGCTGAATACAATTGTAGTATCTGGAATTAAACTACCGGTTGTGATTGTTGTTATAGTATTTGTGCTTGCTCTTGTTCTTGTAACCGGAGCAGTAGTACCTAAAACCATACCAATTCCATTATGATATACTGCCGGGGTCGTCCAAACTGCTCCGGTACCTGTCCTAATAATAACTTCCATTAAACCAGTGGCAGTTGTTACAGCAAAAGTCTCTCCTGCTGTGCCCGTGCCAGCATTGTATGTTTCAGATATAGTAATCCTATTTGAAATCCCACCTATAGATTTTACATAATAAACTTGGTCTTCAACTATTCCACCAAACACAGCACCAGAGAATGTTATTGGACTATTTAATATAAAGTCATTAACTCCATCACAGGTTATAGTATTGTACGCATCATCTGTTGCAATAGCATTTACATATATTGGAGATGATGTTGGTCTCATTACACCAGACCCCTGGTATATATCTGCGCTATAATTAGCATTCACATATATTTCTTGGAATCCTGTCGTAGAATTTATTCTTATAGGGTCAGTTTTTGTGTTTGCCTTAACTAATTGATCTCCGTTTCCAACTTCATATACGTCAATTCTCAATGTGTCAGTGCCAGGATATAGATAGTTAGTTAAAGGAGAATTTAATATAATATCATTAGTAATCCAATCTACTGTATAGTCTGCTCCCTCATATAAAGATGTGCTAAGACCAGTGTTGTAGTGAATTACAAACACTGCCAATTGTGCCGGGGTGATTACTAAATTGTCAAAACTATAAGAAGTTTGTGATCCTGAAGTTGATGTTATTTCTGTAGAAACAACGTTGTACCCAACATGTTGGTATACTGTATCTTCCCAGTTTGTGCCAGGGCGAGTTGCTACTACCATAGTTAGGCTATCTAAAACCACACCCGGAACCAATTCTTCTGGGCCGTAACCATATTCAAATTGTTCACCTTGAATATTATAAACAGCATTAGAAGTTTCAAACGTTCCAGTTGATATCCATGTGCTTGCGTTTGAACTAGTTAGTACAGTATTATTCAATCCCACAACAACATACTTACCTGCGATGTTATTGTAAACTATACTTTCTAATGTTTCAGTTGTGCCTGATGTTTGAACTGTCCAGGTTATACCGGCAGTTGTACTGGTTAATATTTTGCCAGTATCGCCCACAACAACAAATTTACTATTATAATTATCCCATATAATATTGTTTAAATTATTAGATGTTCCAGATGATTGAACAAACCAATTAATACAATTAAAGCTAGTATAGATTATGCCATTGTCACCCACTGCTGTAATAGTTTGACTATTTGCTGCGATAGAATTAAATCCATACACTGTACTAGTAAATGGTACTTGATTCCAAATATAACCATTGGTACTTGTAAATATGATACCCACATTAACAATGATACCATTAACTATTCTTTGCCCGGCACCAACTGCCACAAATCCAGTGAAGCCGCCGGTACTAACATAAGTAACACCATTCAATACATTAGTTGTTACAGTACTTGTGAAGCTATACGTTTCTGTCCAAGCAGTTAATCCTGCTGATGTAAGTATATTATCACCAACAGCAACATATATTCCATTGTGATACACTACGCCATTTAATGATAATGCTGAAACGTTGACGATAGGCGCATAATCATAAATTACACTCCAGTCAAACCCGTTTGTGCTGTATAAGATCGGGGTAGCGGAATTATTAGTTGTTATGATATAATTTTCACCAGTATAGATCATATCAGTAATATTAATTACTTGATTAGCTAACGTATTAATAGTCCAGCTGGTAGCAGTTTCACTTATGTTGATCGATGAATAGTCTGTAGTATCGGATCCGGCTACATAAGTAAGCCCGTTCCACACTATTGCTTTTAAATTCAATCCAGTCGCATAAAACGGTTGATCTTGTATTATAGCATCCACTGTATATTCATCTGCTGGAGCAAACGCATTACCTAAATATGTACTATTTGGATATGTAATTCCAGTTACTAACTGTGTCATATCCATACCCGGCATATTGACCGTTGGGCGATAATAACCTTCTATTCTGTCTAGTGCGTTTAGTCTGAAGTCACCTGAATTTAACAATTCCCATTTACCAAATATAAAATCTGTATCATTATTACTGATAACACATTGATATACTTGATTATTGTATTTTACAATACTTGGGTTAAAGAAGAACGGCTCTGGTAATAAAGCATAGTCACCTGACTTAGCCATCGTCATAGAACCAGTAAGATTAACTGTTATATCAAATACTGTTCCACCTATAGTTTCAGAAATAGTAATTGAAGTTGTAGTAGGCGTACTCTTAATATAATATGTTTCCCCAGCCGTTATTCCACCGTATACTGAGGCGATAACAGTTCCAGTACCCGATCCTGTTGTAGTAGCAACAAATACTTGTCCAATAGTATTGGTCAATGCTCCCAATAATCTAAAGTCAGTATTTCCCAACGTAAGAATCTGATAAGTTTGTCCGGCTCTTATTGCGGTAGCACTTACTGTGTTAGTGAACACCACTGGATCATTAACTGAGAAATTACTAGAACTTGTTACATTCAATACATTAGTAGAAGCAACCACAGATGTTACTGTAGTTGAAGTTATTCCGTTGTAGGCAAAATTTTGTCCACTTACAGCTACTGTAAGGTTAGGATCACTATAAACACCTACTTGATTTCCTGATATAACGTTTAAGTAATATTGTTCAACTACGCCTGCAGGTGTTCCACTAGAAATAGCAGATTGTATTGCGCCAGTACTAGTGTTAACTTCTGTTATAGTTAATGTTAAATTATTTGTAGGAGTAGAACCTCCTAGATCCTCCCCAAGTATAACTATTGTATTGTTTACAGCATATCCGCTGCCAGCATCAGTAATGATAGAACTATATCCACCTAATATATAACTTACATCAAATATAGCATGATTTGCTGTATCAAAGTATTGTGTTAATTTTACTGGGGTTTGTATTACATTGAATGTGCCGGTCCCTGCTACGGTGGTTTTAATCAAACTACTGGTTGGAGTGTATGATACATTAAATGTATTTCCACTCTTATTTCTAACGTAATATGTTAAATCAGTTGTCAACGGGGTAGGTAATGTTCCTGTTGTGGTAAATTTAATTGCGGTTCCGTTAGGGAAAGCAGCACCATTTGAAACTGTAACTACTGCTGGATCCGCTACGGTAATGCTAGAAGCAGTCTGACTTGAATTTAATAAGCTATCTGCTATAGTAATATATGGGTCACCGGCACCAACCATTTCGCCATTGGCGTTAGTAACGGCAAATACACTGGTAAGATTTATATTTTCAGAAATCTTAAATCTACCTTGTCCAGATGGCGGGCTAGCATCTATTGCATACACATAATAAACTACATCTAACAATACCCCACCCAATGATGTTCCAGTGAAATATAATGGCATGCCAACATATAACGGATTAGTAGAATCTGGACTTGTCGAGGTGTTTACTATTAACCAATTTCCGGTACTAGTAGTGCTGCTTACAGTAACATTTGTGTTATCATATCCAGTAATACTGTAAGGGGTAGCAGTTACTAGTCCGCCAATACCAGACCCAATAGTAAATTCTAAACTATCATATATATTAGACAAAGTGCTGCCGGAAACTAAACAAATTCTTCCTAAAGTAGTCAACGTGGCAGAAACATTTCTGGTCAATAAGTTTGAAACTGTCCCGGTTACCCCGTTGTATTGGGTAGATGTCTCATACAATGTAAACTCTTGCCCATTGACTTGTCCCGGGCTTACTGGTAATCCAACGTTCAATGTCATTGAACCTGTACCGGTAGTTAATTGTAATACATTTTTCTGACTTGTTAATGTACAAGAAGAATCAGCGGGAGAATCAGTTAAAGCAACTGCGCTACCGTTAATGGTGCTAGAAATAGAGAATGATGTATTATTAGTAAACAATTCTCTTACATAATATGTTTTTCCTGCTACTATTCCACCAAATACATTTCCAGTAAAAATTATTGGATCATTAATTGATAACAAATTAATGGTTGTTTCACATGTAATAGAGTTATTACTCGCACTAGTTGCTGTAATACTAAATGTTGTTGGATTGTCATTAACTGACATTGTGAATTGTTGATTATCAACTACTGTTGTAACATAATAAGTTTGATTTTCTTCTATACCACCAAATACCTTTCCAGTAAAGAATATAGGAAGACCTGTGTAAAAATTAGTTGTACCGTTTTGCCCAGTAGGAGTCAACTGAACCGTAATAGTATTAGTTGCCGGAGTAGTATTAGTTGCGGTTCTGATACCATCATAGTTAATAGTCATTATAGCAAGATTAGTTTCTTCACCTACATATGATATAAGATTGGTTGATACGGGAACACTATTTGAACTTGGGGTATTTGGATTAACTACAGTACCCGGAACTCCGTTCTCATCTACTGTATCTGAAATTGTAAAACCAGTATCTTCTAATAATAAGTTGTCTGATGCTGTGCCTGTGCCAGAACCTATACCGGTCGCAGTAAAAGTAACATCCACTGCATTAGAACTAGCACCTATTGCCATAAAATTAGTATTACCAACAGAAACAATAGTATAACTAGTCCCGGGCACAAAAGAACCTGCATTTATTATTTTAGGTAATTGAACTAATGATTTTACATAATAAGTTTTTGTACTAGTTAATAGTGTACCACTTGTTGATCCTACAAATTTTATTGGCATTCCAATATAAAAACCAATAGTAGAACCAATATAGCCCACAACGTCGGCGCCACCTTCGCTTGGATTAATTCTTATAGCATTGCGGTAAGCCGTTGTTGGGTACGTAGAGCCATATGTTTGTACTGTAATTCTAGTTCTTGATGACCAAGTAATACTTTGTTCATTTTGTACATCTAATATTTCAAAGGCGGCGCCTTCAGCACTAGCTAAAATAGAACTAATTGGTGGCTGTGTGCTTTGTACTGTTATAGCAGATGATGCTATTTTATTACTATTAGACAATGTTCCAGCATAGAATGAGCCATAATATCCATTGCCCTGCCACGGCGTTACCTGTGAGTTATAACTTGTTCTATCGAATCTTAATGCTATACTATTTTCTCTTACTGGTATAGCACTGGTTACACTAGTCGCAGTTGCGCCTTGACTAAAATATTGAGTTCCGGATCCGGTTGTATATAATACTATTCTATCATGGTCATTAATAGCATCCAAATAATTGCTATAAAGAGCAAATATTGGCACCGGAGTAAATTCTAATACATTTACATAATATTGCTGCCCTATTACTAACCCATCAATCTCAGTTGAGCCAGCTGGAATACTGTAAACAACAAGGTCTCCGGTTTGTAATAATAAGGTAGGTAACTCGATTGTGTTTGTTAGTATATTAACACGAGAACTATTAATTGAGATTGTTATTGCCGGATCAATTTTAATAGTTGGCAATACAACATAACCTTCACCCGGATTTATAACATTTACTCCAATGACAGAATCTAAACTCATTATTGGTTCTAATTGTGCCGGCACTCTAGGAGCAGGGTATATAGTTGTATCTATGTAAGCAGTAACAGTTGGTGGATTGGCATAACCTCTACCTTCATGTAGAACTACTACCGCTGGCAAATCTATATGGATAGAATCTCCAGGGAAATGTACTGTAATTGTTGTACCGTTTATTCCACGTGATAATCCAATTAATTGATTAGTAGCTAAGTTTTTAGCAGAATATGCGATTTTTTCTTCACCAATGATTATGGTACCGGTTACTGGGAATCCGTTAATGTTATCTACGTAACAAGAACTTGAATTTAATGATAGATATGAATCCAATAATGATATCTTATACCCATTTTGTCCTGTTATACCTAAACCATAGTTACTGAACCATTGGCTGTACGGAGCAGTTTGCCATATTGGATCAGACGGTAAATATTGGTTATCACCACTTGGGTTAGCATAAACTAACTCAGGGCTAACAAATTGTTCTATTGTTGAATTATATTGTGCCGGCAAATCAAAATCAGTAATGTCACCTTCAAATATATCAGTTTTGGTATACTTGAATATAAACTCTTTAATAACAACATGATAAGGCTTAACTTCATTTAAGTACCCTTCTAAAAATAACTGATTATCTGACTTAAATACTTCTAAAGGAAGCAATTCACGAATAGTGTGAGATACATCAATAAATGAAGTTTTATTTAACCAATCTAAATAATTTTGACTTTCAATTGTTTCACTTTGTATGTACTCAAACAGCAATATTAAACTCTTGTTTCTAAAAATCAACAATTCATTTGTATAAATTTCTTCATTCAACGCACGAACAATATACCTAGTTTCTGTGCTTGGATATTCATCGTAAGGGGTAGTGTCAAAGAAGTTATCGCCAAATCCCAATCTAGCTTCTGTATAATCCCAAAGTACGCTACTGAATTCGATGGTTCCGTTTGCTAACCCAATTCTAACCCATACCCCAGTGTCAGCCAATATGTATGTTTCCGAACTACCGGCACCATTAGATGCTACAGTAACAATTGTTCCCGCAGGAACATTTAATGTAGATAAATCTGCATAGATAGGAACTTGTAATGATGATTTAGTATTATTGTCATATCCAGTTGCCCACCAATTTACAAAATTCCAATACTTAGTAGTATCATAGAATAATGTTGAAGAACCTTGCCACTGTGAGTTGTTAACTGTAGAAGGATTTATTTCACCTGCCTTGTATAGCAGTTGCGGATTTCTTAATTCTACGATTGGGAACTGCGCTAATACAACATTGGCATATTGTAAATAGTTTTTCAATGCTCCAAATCTATTATAGAAGAAACCTTGTCTTGGTCTAGCTAATACGCCTGTTTGTACTGCTTTTGGTAGTAGTGGATCGGGTACAACGCCGCCTGCATTATCTACACCACACATGCTGTCTAACATTCTATTATATAATCCAATGGGTTCTGTTATACCCACTGCTGCGTGATTTTGGTATGCTGCTCCTGAGCCAGGTACTCCCGGCAAAAAGTCATCAGCATAATTTGAACGTATCAAACTATATTGATTGTGAGTAGCATCATCGTTTGCTCCGGTAGAATAACCAAGATGTAATACCGTATCTTTTGCGTTTATATAAGGGAAACAATTATATAATCCAAATACACTAGGCAAGAACGGAGCAAGATAACTAATACCAGTTCCTTGGGGGTTACCAATATACAATTCTAATGTAGAATCAGCTAATGTTTTTCCTATTTGATTAAACACAATGTTTGTATTTCTGGCCCAGAAATAATATACTGGAGTTATTAATCCTTCAGGATTTATTATACCGCGAACGGTATAATTATCCGTATTATACGGGATACCCGGGCCAGGATATGACACCGGTGGTTGATTACTTGCCACCCAAGAATAAACAACTACATCACTTCCCGGAAATACTCTACCCCACCATTGACTGTTATAACTAACATCATTTTGATGGTAATTCATAAAACGAGTAGTGCTAGTATTAAACCACAATGTGCCTATTTTCTCTGCTCCCCAAACTAATCCACCCTGATTTGCTATAGAATTATATGATGCCGGATCAGCATTAGATACAACATCAATGTTTTCTGCTACTGCTCCTAATAGTTTACCTTGCAATGGATCAATGTAATCTAAATTTTCTAATGTTTCATTGGTGTTTGCGCTGAAAAGTTGAACATTGAATACTCCATTTATATCTACAATTTCAGATGAACTTCTATATACTGCCCAATCTGGTTCGCTAATGTTACTCACATACGTTACCACTTGTCCGTTCGTTTCTTGTGGGTTGTTGTTTGGGTTAAATCCCGGAGTACCTACTGTTACTACGTTATCATTAAAGTCCAACGCAGTACCGTAGTGTGGTTGTGCTCCGTAATCTAAATCTTGTGCGTTGATACTTTGTGCGTATACAAATTTTCCCGGAGCATTTATGTTTTCATTATACGTAGACAAGTAATCAAACATGTATACTGCGCCAGCATTGTTAAATGTGTCAACCCATTGAGTAGCATTGTTGTCAAATACAGTATCGTTGTCTAATTCATCATCAGTGAAATCAAATGTTGTAGCAGAGTATCTTGCTCCAACTGGGGCGCTGGCCACAAATGATCCTGAACTATTGAATTTAACTACAGTACCAAATTGTGTTCTTCCTGTTAAGTGCGGGCAAGCAATTTTTTGTGTTTGCTTATAAATAGTCACGCCCATTTCAGCTAGTGTAGCAGTATCTAATACAGATAATGATAATTTATTACCGGCTACTGCTAATGCTACATCAACTAATGATATTACTAATTTTCCGGCTACTGCTGAAGCAGTTACATTGGTAATTGAATTTGAATTAATTGCGTTTGCTGCGGTTGTAGCATTACCAATTGGTAATGTGACAGCAAACCCATTTAGCAATATAGTTCTAGGAGTAGTTATATTACAAGTATTAGTACCAATGATAGTACCGTATTTTTCACCACCATTGGTATATCTATGAACAGCACCTTCGTAGTTTTGTTCTGATAACTCAAACGGTGCGCCAATTAAAATTTCATTAGCAAATCGGTTAGTAGATGTGCTGGTACCAAACTGTACACCAACTCTTGGTGTTTCTTCATTGGTTAATGTTTGTGTTAATACAAAATTAGTACCACTAACATTAATTATATCACCTGCGTTTAATGTTGGAGTAGCAGTACTATATACATTAAACGTTGATCCAACCACTGCATACAAGTTATCTGCTAAAGTGGTACCATTAACTGTTACGTACAACGGTGATGTTTGTCCATTGGCAGTCATTGTGCCTGTACTATTAGTTAATGCTAATGTAGTACCATTTCTAGTTAATGATAATGTGATTGTTGAACCAGAAATTAGTTTTACGTAATAAACTGTATTAGCTGATATACCGCCGTATGGGGTGCCAGTAAAGACTATTGGCGTACCATTGGCACCGTCTTGTAATCCAGTAACACTGCCCAATGTGATAGCATTACTTGAGATAGTATTTGCGACAGTTGGCACATTACCGGGAGTCCAGGCTAAATTAAACAATACCGGAGTATATGATTGACTGCTAGAACGTGCTTCAAAATTTTCTACTGTTCTATTAAAAACGTATGTATATCCGTAATTTTGAGCAGTGATGTCATAATCTTGTTGAGGCGTACCAATAACTACTGTGCCTCCGTAATAATCAGTAGAGATTGAATAACCAAAACTATCAGCAGAAGTTAGTCCGGCTACACTCAATGTTCCAACATTTACATATTGATTAGTTACTGCTGATCTACGATAAACATATACAAGAGCATGACCCATGTCTGATATGTACAACCAGTTTTGATCGCCAGACAACGCAGTTGATGAGCCCCAATTAGTAACCCCACCAGGAGCTGCTATAGTTTGATATAGCAACAATGTATTCAACAACGTGGTAGTTATTAATTGATAGATATATACATTTGGTGAACCGGTTGGTTCAGAGATTACAAACAAATCATCAATATATGTTATGTTTGATCCAAATGAAGCGCCGTGACTAATAGTTTGTTTCTCTAAGTAGCTATCAGTTACATTGTCATACGCATATCTATACACTTCCCCGGCGCCACTATCACCAACCATATAACCCAAAGCAGTGGTATATGCTACCGCACTACCTAAAGTTTGACTAGCTGTTTTTAATATCTCTTTAGTATATTGATAGTTTAAACTCTTGCGTAATACTGCCCAGCCGCCGTCGTTGTTTGTATCAACCCATACTTTTAATTTGTTAAACTCATTCTCTAATAGTGAAGGTAAATCAACTATTTCAGGAGCGGTAGCTACACGTTGACTTTGAAGTTTGAAGCCAATACCTTGCCCATTAATGCTAGTTATTTGCGGATTCAACGATAAGTTAATCATAACATTGAATGGATCTACGATTGCTGAAACAATATAATAATTATTAATTGCTACATTAAAATTCACAATCGCAAATGGTTGATAACGTTTTAAATTATGTGCTTGACTAAATGTAATAGTTACTGTACCATTTAAATTGTTTTTAGCATTAATAATTGAACCTAAACTACTAGGGGTATATACTTGCCATGTACCAAGATAGCTTGCCAACCAAGCATAATCTCTTACATAAAATTCATTAATAGGTATAACAGTACCTACTGAATTTTGTCCGGTTGTAAGACCAGAATAATAATAACTTGCTAACTTAACATCGTTATAGTTAACATATCCTGCTGTAGGATATAATGTAGAAGGAGTTACGCTAGATATTGTAGATAAAATATTAGGCGATGTGATTGGTCTACCATAGTTAAACACGTTGCTTAATGAGACTTCTTGCTGAACACCGGCGGTGTAATTACCATTTGTTAATCCAACAATAGAAGGATTACCGGTTAAATCTGGTTGACTTAATCTAAATTCAATAAAGTTATTGTTTAGTATACCGCCAAACTCACCTGACTTAATAGCCCAATTTTCGTATATATCATAATTAATCCCGCCCTGTGGAAGATTAGCACCTTTGAAGGCTTTAGCAGCATTAGGTGTTCCCTTTGATTTAATCATGTTTTGATAAACATTAACTTGTGTTATGTCAGTAAGGTCAGCCAAAGCCATATAATCTCTTGGGCGATAACCAATCAAACTAAAACTTAACAAGTCAGCATCATTTTCTAAATTAGCTTTGTTTACATCATAGTATAATGTGCTTTCATATGAACGAGTTTGGCTATTAGGCAATAAACCTTTTTGTATTTCGTTATAACTAGTTTCTTTCCAATCACGTTCATCAAATATTTCTTTTGCTTGGATGATTGTTAGTGCAGTCCAATATTTGTTTTTATATTTGACAATAGATCCAGCGGTGTACTTGATTTCTTTAGTCCACTCCGCAATATTATCTTGATTAAGTATAAAACCAAATGCGTCAACATTGCCGTTCCAATCAGCAGTTTTTGTACCGCGTACATAAATTCTATTCTGACGCAATCCAGTAATTAAATTATAAATTATATCATTGAATAAAGTAGTGTTATCAAATACGATGCCATGCTCAATATTGCTAATATTGAATTGACCATAACTTATAGCATCCCCTGAGTTTAATGGTTGTGCTGTAAATGCTGTACCATCCCGCACAATTGATAAATCTACATTCTGTATAGGATATAGATTCTGATTTAATACAAAATTATGTCTTTGTAATGTTAATGGTTGAACAATGCGACTTTCTTTATCAATAGCCAATAAAGTAGCAGATGGGTTTATTGTAGTAATACTACCTATTTCCCATCCTACTTGAGACCAATATAAGAATTCAGCAACCATTTGTTGCCAATTAATTGGTATGCCATTTTCTATTTGTTCGTATACCATGCCATGGCTTTTTAAGTATTCGCCATAGCTAATTAAAAATTGAGATACTTGTTGTATATTGTAAAACTCAGTACCGTAGGGTATTACTTCTGTTTTATTAGTAAAGGTGCTAGTTACACTAACAGTTGCTTTTTCTACTGTTATTTTTTCTGAATTTCCACCAAACGTAGGAACTAATACGGTAAAGTACGCATTTGTTTGTGAATTACCATATACTTTATAACCATTTTCGCTTATCTGTACAACAACTCCACTATATACAATTTTATCAAATGGTTGATTTTCATATAATAATACTTGATAACTTTCGTCAGGTATTAATAATGAACTGTTATTACTGTTTGCTGAACTCTTTTCAACATAGAACTTTAACAATGTTTTATCACTAAAACCAGCTAAACGATAAACTAAACGAACATCCAGGTTGTTCAGTAAAGTGGTGATATTTGTAGTAGCATCTACCCCAACTTGTTTTTCATAATCAACAATCCAGTTGATATAACTAGTCGCAGGGGTTCCATTGCCGTAAATTGGAATTTCAGATAATACTAAATGACTTCTATCTTTCACTAGATATTGATTAAATTCTGTATTGTATTTGTAATTATCTACATCAATACCTAGATTGAAGAAATCAGCAGGTTTGGTCAATGCTAAAATACGCATTAAATCAAATGCCCAGGTGCTGCTTCTACGATAACTAAACTCCGCGGGACCTACATCTCCGACTATCCAATCTTTTCTGAATATATTCTGGTCATAATTACCTACAATTGAATCAAGTGGAGATAATAAATCTCCATTACTATCTACTGGTATTATATCTAATAGCCCGTTACGTACATAGCTAGGTTTAATAAATGGGTCCCCATTATTCCAAACTAAACCTGCTGCTAAATCTTCCCACAGCACTAAGTTATCACTTGTATATGGTGCTGGTCCATAACGAGTTGTCCACCAAGTTGGTTCGTTGGCTAACCCTAACATTTCCCATGGAGTTTCGTTTGGAGTAGAGGTGTCATAGAAATACAAATATGCTCCTCTAAAATATCCCTGATCAATAGGATCCTTGTTTATTTTATTACCGCTATTTCTATAGTTGTAAGAGAATTGATTAGTAGTATTATAGAATTGAGTCTTATAATTAATTCTATTTTGACCAACCCAGTTTAAAAATGATTCGCTATAAATTTGTAAAAATTCATCATATGAATAATCTGTACTTCTAAAGAAGCCCGGAATTATAACACCCTGATATGAACCGGCCGGAACTGTTTCACTTAATTTTAAGTTATTATATACACGAGTTTCATACTCAAGTAATACTTGATCTCTAAAGTCAGTTAATGTGCTAGTAGTGGTATTATAGTTTCCGTATAATTTATTAAATGATCCGTCATGTCCTACAATAAAATATGTTTCTGGATTATATGCTGTATCTAGCACTACACTTGGAATAGTCGCAGGATACAATCCTAACTTTGTAGGAGTATTTGGAACATAACTTCCGTATGTTTGATTATATTCTTTTATTGTAATTTGATCATTAGGTATCAAATCAGTAGTAATAGTTAGTGAAGGACTATCTATACTAATTGTATAATCAACACCCTTAACTAATTGAGTTTGGATGCCGTTGCGTAGTAGGTATACTAATACTCCATTGTAGTTTGCTGTAGCAAAATTATAGATATGACTTAGAGGATAGATACTAACATCTAATGAATTGGCAAAACTGTATGTGTTAACAATGTACGGTGCCTTTGATGGCAACATATCACTCCAAAAGAAAGATTGGTCATTAGTATGTGTTGAGTTTATGGTATCTAATGCTAAATCTAACATTTCAGAAGGAGTTAGGATTCTACTATAATCTGAATTATTAACAGTATCTACCAACAATGCTTTAAACGTTGTATATTCTCTACTATTGAATAGTAGTGCGTTAAAAAGATCATGTGCTTGATTACGTAAGAAAGTACCAACAGCAGGTAATCCTGCGCTATTTTGAATTATTCGATTGCCCCATGGAACCAAATTGCCTAAGTTATGATAATTATTTGGTCCAAAAACTTCACCAGTTGTGTCAGGATTGTTAAAGAATATACTTTGATATTGTCCACGAATATCACCAATATTAACACTAGTTAGGTCTTGATTTAAAGGATTGTTATTTAAGTTAATGGGTGTCTGGAAATAAGCAGTTGCGCTTACTTGATCACTTAATATTAAAATCTGTACAACAGTATCTACAGTACCAATGTTTGGTATGGTTATTGTAGTAGTCGTGTCAGTAAATATACTTGTCCAATCATTACTTGATAGATATACATTGTTAATATAAACTTGAATTAACGGCCATTTAGTTGGGGTACTAACTATAGGTGCTATGTCGCATGTAAATACATTTCCGGTAGTGATAGTATTCCAATCAAATTCAAAAATTTGATATTGTACACTAGGTGATACCGCAGTTTGCCAGCCCAATTGTCTAACAACAGTCGTGGTATTGTTACTAGATAGTGTATAGTTATACACATATCCAGTATTGACTTTTTGAGTTACAGATGTTGTTCCACTAACATAATTGAACGTGAGAGAATTCAATGTGACATCAAAACTAATATCTCCAATGTTGTTAACAGAACTATATCTTACTGGAAAACCCAATACTGTATCGTTTGCTCCAACTCCCAACCCATATGAAAATAATGTACATCCAGTAAATGAAGTACCAACATATATGTCAGGATTTCCAAAACTAATTTCATTCTTATCAAACACATCAAATCTAGGTGCTTGATTGAGTGTGGTTTTTTGTTGACCTTCTATCCAAGTAGTACCTGTAAAATAAAAATCTTTACCTATATAATTGTATCCTCTGTACACCGCAGTTTGTTCGTCTGCCAATACCAATCCATCTTCCGCTTCGGTTAAAGTAATTACCGGAGTAGTTCCGGGAACAATTGTAGAAAATCTAGAAATAAAAATCTTGTTTCTTACTTCTAAATTAGTATCAACAGAAAATACTACTCTTGCTCCATCAAACAACGCATAATTATCCAATGGGGTATCAGCGGTTACTAATGCGGCAACACTGGTAGCAGCAATAGTGGTTTGTTCATACCATGAAATAGTTAATATTGTGTTGGATCCAGCTGTAGTTATATCAGTAATGAAAGTTACACTAGGCAATAATACAGTTGAATCACTAATGTACTGTCCAATTTCAAATAGACCAGACACACCAACTGTTGGTATTGTGATAGTAGTACTATATGGATATATGGATGTACTTACAGAAACCGGACCTGAATTATTCAGTATAACTAAATTTCCATAGCTATCATTTAACGTAATATTACTACCTACAATTGAAGAAATTGTATAAGTAGTACCAGAAGTAATTCCACCAAATGATGATCCAAAACTTATAGTATCATTTACATGTAATCCAACTGTGCTACTCAATGTAACTTGATTAATCAATGCGTAAGTATATGATGCTGTTCTAGAGGTTATTGCTCCTGTGACCGGAGCAATTATAGCAGTTGCAGTTGTCCAGCCAGCTACGTCAGGATAATAGTTAGGTTCACCGGACACTGTGGTAAATGCGTCAGGTGTTCTAGTATCAATAAAATCAATAGGATCTTTACCAACTACACCGGCATCAAATAATTTAATATTAGGATAAAATTCAATGATTGGACGTTTTGCTTTATTGTCAATTTGAGTATAAGCAGTAATCAAATCAGGATTGTTGTTATATGTAGCAGAAGCATTAATAACGTCAATGTGGAACCAACGATTACTTCTTGACCATGGGTTTCTGTTAATTGAATTTCTAGCAATTGTAATATAATCAGGATCTACTGGGATGTATAAACTAGAATCATAATTACCAATATCATATGGTATAGTATCATATGGAATATATTCACCAGCAGAAAACAATCCCGGTGAAACTAATGTGGTAACTGGTATTAACTCAATTGCTGTACCAACGCCCTCAACGTAATATTCTACGTTGTTATAACTTGCTGGATAGATATTGCCTTGAAATAATATTTTTAAGCCGTTAGTAAACACCACTCCATTTGGGGCAGTATAATTTGTTTTTCCTAGTATATCGGCATTTACATTAATTTGATTTGTAATATTGTTATCAACAATATTTAAAACACCTACTTTATTTGGATTAGTTCCATCTTGATAATACAAAACATCTAAGATTGCGCTATTATATGGATATACTGTTATTATGCCAGTGGTACTTCTATAGAAATTTCTTCCAGCCCATTGTGTTCCAAATGAAGCAGTAATTCTTTCAGTAGTAGGAATATTTGATAATTTTGTTAATTGTATAAACGGATTATCATCACTTCCTAATAGGTTTATTATATAAAACGTTCCAGCGACCGGAGTATAAAACCCTTCTTCATATAAACCTTCATTTATATTACCAATCATTGTTCCAGCAGCATTACTAAGTGCTAATAGAGGAATGCCACCAATTTCATTTGATGAGCCCGGTATTGCTATTGTAAATTGAGTAGGATTAAGGATTGAAGTTACTGTGTATATACATGGGCCGCTTGTGGTTGAATAAGCAGTTAATCCTCCAAATGCTGTGCCAGTAAATGTTATAGTTTGTCCTTCAATAAGACTACTAGTTGAATCACATGTTACTGTATTGTTGGTTGAACTAGTTGCGGTAACAGTAATTGTAGCAGGAGGTACAATAACATTGTCATTGGTATCGTATTCAGTTTGACTAAAAAATTTATGTACAAATCCAGATTCGTTTGGCACTCCGGTATTGTAAAACATTACCGTTAACCCGTTTAACGCAGTTACACCATCTATACCACCAATATCATTTACAAAAGCCCCATTAACTTCATCAAATGCCAATGTAGACACAACATCAACGGTGTTGTTTCCTGGGAAGTTAATATCAGATAATGCGTTCTTTTCAGGTACAGTAAATGTTATAACACCCTGTGCTGCCCCGTTATTTTCAACTCCGTAAACATCTCTAGTTTGTACATTATGTTGTGTACTACTAAAACCAGTTATACCTGGCTCACCCTGTATCCAAAATTGAGTAGGTTGATTTACAGTAAATGTATATGTGCCACCGCGTAATAATGTCAATGATGGATTAATCGACGGGGTTGGATTAGTCTCTGATGATATCAAGTAATATGTTGATTCATCTTGTATAATATAATTTGAAGTGTTATAGATAACATTAGCTGCTACTACTACACGTTCCGGACCTTCTGGTATCCAATAGTATTGATTAAAATTGATTATTGGATCTAAATTAGTAAACGAATCCCATGAATAAAATTGACTATTGAATAATCTATTGTTATCAGCAGTTATACCACCCTGAATCGTCAAAGCATCAACTATCCCAGGATAACTAATAAAATCTTTAGCAACAGATTCATTTTCTTTTAAGAAAACAACACCCGGATCTAATTGGTAATCTGTTCTAGTTTTAGTTGGTTCAGTAACATAATAGTCTTTGGCATTAACTCCATATCCAAATTTACTCCCTACATAACCCTCAATCTTTTTAGTATTAGGTTGAGCAACTAGTTGGTCTAGTGTTGCTGCTAAAAACTGAGCATTGGTTTCGGTTTTAAATATATCTGGAAGAAAATTTAATGTTCTAATTCTTGTTGCCATCTTTGAAAATCTTTATGTTATATATTACTTATGCTATCTGTAATTCGGCGGGTGTTAATGCCGCAATAACAATTACATCATTAGATGTTGCTGCGTTAGCGAATATTTCGTAAGGCATACATTTGATTTCATACAAATCTCCAAAATGTAGTGTCGGGTCGTTTGGTACTAATACGCAAGAACTAACGTATTCACCAATTTGATTATGTATATAAGCACTCAATTCACTGAAATAGAATGTATCACCAAAATTCCAATTATTAATGCTAAAATAATTATCCATTTGTGTTAGTACAGCACTACGAATCTCACTATCACTAGCATTGGTATTAGAATTTTTAATAACTTTAATTGTGCCACGTAATGCTGCTGCTGCCTTAGGACCAAACAATGGTTTGAACACTACACTATTAACAATTACACTATCACTTAACATTTTAAAATCTTGTAGTTGACTATATTCAGTTGTTAAATCACTAATAGTTGGTCGTGCTGGCATAGGAACAGTATTGGTTATGTCTTGTATCCAATTTTGATAAGCAGTATAATATGCTTGCTCTACTACATATAAATCAATAATATTTGTTGTAGCAGGATCAATTCGTGTAGTATTATTGCTATTGTGACGATATTGGAATTGTAAGCCTTGGCGACCTGGTCTCATACTATATTGCGGTTGTACAACTAAAGTATAATATGGAGTATTAATCATTGGATCTTGTACTGTAATGTAAAATACATTATGTAGTCCAGCAGCATCTGTCTCATTGTATGCGTAAAATAATTGTCCTTCTGGATATTCATATTTTACAATCTCAATTTGGCTAGCTGTGGCATATTGATATATCACAGTGGATGATGATATTAATTCTGCTCTAGTTAAATTAACCGCATCTTGTATCTGTTCAAAGAAAGTGTATATACCAATATTAGTATTACCGGTCACATATCCTGTAACCTCATTAAAGAAGTCTGGATTTTCTATTACTGTTCTGTTATTAACATCTATACTAGCAATTTCAACTTCAAAATCATTTACGTAGCCATCAGTTTCAATAGTTTGACCAATTATACTTGCCTTCACTGGCTGAGTTAATGGATAATTTGAGCCGGGTTGCGTATTAGTAGCCAAAACATTTACAAAATCTTGTAAAATTATTCCCGAAAACGGATCATATACTAGTTTACCTGCTTCGTATGTAAATCTAGTATCTGCTACACTACCAAAATAATAAGCCAATGACCTATATGTTACGGTATATCTGTTGTACCCTACACTTTCAAAATTAACAAAATAAGCAGAGTTATTATATGCTTGTACACTCCAGCGTTGCTGTGCGATAGTTAATGAGTTATTAAACACTAGTGAAAAGTTTTGTTGTAAATCTAATCTAACTGTAGCTTCATTAATAACAGTATTTGGCAATGCGTTATCAAATGAAGGGATTACAACTATTAACTGAGCAGCAGATGGAACATATCCATTAACTGTTATTGGGCCGGTGCCGTTTGCAAATTGACCTAATCCATTATTATATCCATCACCAATTACATTTAACACAGTGGTCCACATATATGATTTATTAGATGCTGTAGCAACGCCACTTACTAATCTATTGTTGGTATCAAAATAATAACCCGATGGTGCTATGAATTTTAATAGAGCACCTTTTGTTATATATTTTGTATTATACGTTGAATAAGTACCAACTGGAATTGGAGTATCTGCTAAATTAAGAATATCATAAAAATATCCAGTAGAACTATTAGCATCGACTGTACTTGTTTGCCAATAGACTTCAGATTCATTTGGATCAGTTACTGCTGTACTCTGTTCAGTAATTGTTGGGCCAATAGCATATCTAGGATAATTTTGAATATAATATTGTAAAGACCTATTATCTTCTAATATAGCAGACAACGTGCTATTCAAAAATGTTGTGATGTCACTTAAACTGTTTATTGTAAGTAGGGCGTAGCCTTCAGTATCATTTAACCAAACTCCACCGTCATTGGCATAGCTATTACTGCTACTATACTTACCAGTTGGATCAAGTAAATCTAAATTTTTACTTACACCAACACTACTACGATTAATAGCCTTTGATTTGATAATTGAACTATACAGTGTATACGGGAAGTTATTATAATCTTCTCCATTAACCATACGATTTTGTGTATAGTAACGACTTGGCGCACGTTGTTTAATATCAGCAAGTGATTCACGTACTTGAGCATTTGATACTGGAACTTGTAAAGATAAACCAAACGTTAATGTTTCTTGACGACCAACTCTGCTTACATAATTAAATGATATTGATAGTCCTTGCATTTCAGTAGGCTGTATAGTATAGGTTAATGCATTGCCAGCACGAACATATGCTCTAAAGTTACCAACTGGTATCTCACTAAACACACCATCACCAAATATATAAGTTACTTGGTCGTTAAATCTACTGTTAACTGAAAAGATTTTCTTAACACTATTTTCAGTTTGAAGATATGCATCCGCATATATATTATCTACTTTTGTCCATGGTCCAAACGCACCGTTTGTTCTGCTTATTTCATATAACCATGTATCAGAATTATTAATACCTTGAATATCAATATCAATTGCTTGATTAGCTATTTGTTGTTGTAATGTAAAATCAAAGTTAGTCAATGAACCTTGTTTAAAGTAAAAGAAAAATCCTGTGTTTGGACTACCATATCCTAATTTATCATTGCGATATAGCATATTGAATCTGTTTGTAGGCGCAGGTGGTATTTCATAAACATAATTTTCACCAACTGTAGTTACGCTACATAATTCAAAATTCATGTTTAATCCACTAACAATTGAATTAAACGGTATGACTGGCAAGCTGCCGGCTGGAATTTGTAAAGTATATTCGTCAGTTTTTACACCAAGAATTTGTGCTGAATTTCCCGGTAACCCAACACGTTGCGTATTGATTAGTGCTGCATTAATAATTGTGTTAAACTGTTCTAACCAAGATGGGTTAGCTGGATCATTCCATAATACCGGTGTATTGCTTAGATTGAATCCATTCAAATCTGAAATGTTTTGTGTAGTTTGAAGGCTAGTTACTTTTAAATAACCCTGTGATTCTAAATTACGCTTAGGGGTATAGCTTACCAAATTAGCTAATTTGATAACACTGTCTCTACGTTCAGCAGTATCAATAAAGTTTTCGCGGGTGTTTAGGTCGTTACGGAATGCAAGACCTTGTCCCATAAACGCCATAACATCAAGTAGAGCGATAAATTCTGAGGATTCAATATAGTCATTGAATGTTTCAGGGTAGTATTGACGCAAATAATCTATGAAACTTTTGCGTAGGGTTTCATAATCATAGCTTCTAAAATCTGCCTCACGGAAAGTTTGGTAAATGGCTTTCCAGTCATTTACCCCAAATAATGCTGATTGTCTTGAACTTGTAGCCATAAGTATTCTCTTTTAAGTATTTATCATACCTGAGAACCAGGGTTTTTTAGCTTTATTGTAGTACTGCGCTATTAGTAGCGTTATTGAAGAACACGCTTAACATTTGTGCTTGATTAAACGGGCTGATAGCCATTTCAACTTCAATTAATATTCCATTTTCTTGAGGATAAGCATTCACTGAATTTACTACCATTCTAGGGTCTTGATTTGCTACTCTACGAATTTCGTTTTCTAATTGAAACTGAGTATCCAAAGTGTTTGGTTCAAATACGAAACTCCAAAGTGTTGTTCCATAGCCAGGATTACCTACTTTTTGCCCTTGTTGAATATTTAATGCGTTGATAAAGTCTTGTATAACCAATGGTGTATCATATAAAGCAAATTTATTACCAACATTAACTGGTCCAATTGTTGATCCAACCCCTCCCTGCGGAGACGCAGGCAGGTTAGTAGATTTTGGTTTATTTGCGTGTAGTGTGCTGAATCCAATATATGATGGCATGATTTATCCTATATAATATTTATGTTTGGTTAACGTGTAGGAGCATCTAACCATGCTTTTCTCATTACCTCAAGTTTGGCACGTTCGTCTTTTTCCCATATAACAAAACTATTAATAATAGGTTTGTTACGGGCATATATTGCTTCACGTTCCGGATCACCCTCAGGTAAGTTAGCTTTGGCTTCTCTATACTCGGCCGTCGCAGCCTTAGCTTCTGGATGTCTTATCGCAAAAGCAGCATTAAATTTTTCTACCGCAGCAGAATAATCTTCTCGTAACTTTTGTACATTTTCTAGTCGAGTTAGTTGGGCTTTTAGTTCCTCACTGCTAGGGGCAGCATAATTTGGTGCCGGGATTATAGGATTACCCAACGCAACTGAAGCAGCAGCAACTAACTCACTTCTATCAACTGTACCAACAGCAACTTGTGGCATTTTAATTGGAAAGGGACTTGATGCGCTTAATGAATTCATGCTAGCTGCTAAAGCGGCTGATGCGCTACCTGATAAACCCATTGATGCTAGTGAAGCTAACCCTAATTTTCCTGCGGCAAGACCTTTTGCCATATCTGTCAATCCACCTGCGCCGTTTTTTAATGCATCCAAAGCGCCAGCTGCCCCACCTAATAGTTTGTTTGCCGCGCCTGTTAAATTTGCTCCTGCTCCACCTAATAGTTTGCTTGCTGCGCCTGTCAAATTACCTGCTGCTCCGCCTAACAAATTGCTTGCTGCTCCTGTTAAATTGCCTGCCAAAGCAGCGCCTGCGCCTGTTAATGCCCCGCCGGTCAGTAGTCCAGCGGCTCCACCTAATGAAGCAGTAGCGGTACTGACTTGATTCAATGCGCTAGTGGATAATGTACTTGCCAATGTGCTAACATTGGTTAGTGTTCCAGTGACCCCACTTACGCTGCCGGATGCAAAATTAGTTACTGAAGCTATGGCTGATTGTCCGCCGGCTAATGCGCTTACTCCGCTAGCAAGTGCTGATGCGCCACCTGTTACTGACCCTAATGCTGCCCCTGCTGCGCCTGTTAATCCACCTGCTGCTCCGGCTAGTGCCCCTGCTGCGCCTGTTAATCCACTTGTTAATCCACCTGCCGCGGCGCTTGCTGCGTCTGCTGCTGCTGATAGATCGGCATTCTTTTTAGCGATTGATGTTAAGTTTTGAGGTATTCCGGGAGTAAATGATTTAAATGAGTTTGTTATTGCACCAAATGCTGATCCTGATATTCCTTTGGCAGCGTCTAGTGCTCCAGCTAATCCTGTAATTTCAGGTAACTTTATGCCGGGGAGTTTACCTTTCAATAAATCTAATGCGCCGCCTGCTCCCCCCGGTAACTTGCCAGCAGCGGCCCCTAATAAGTTGCTTGCCGCACCTGTTAAATTACCTGCTGCTCCCCCTAATAAGTTGCTTGCCGCGCCTGTTAAATTGCCTGCTGCTCCGCCTAATAAGTTGGCTGCTGCTCCAGTTACTCCACTAGTAAGATCAGCACCAGCGCCTGACAACAACGCATTAGGATTTGGCATGCCTGCTATTCCGTTAGTAATAGATCCTAATCCACCGGTTACAGTTGTTGCCATATTTGAGGCAAAATTACCGGCAGATATAGTTGATGCTACATTAGCCAAAGAAGTTACTGAAGGGATATCCATTATGCGGCTCTCCCTAACCCAGAATCACGCAAACTACTTCCAGTTGAGACGGCCGTACCACCTGTCATGGGAGGTGGTGGAGGAGCTGATTGTACATTTACTGTACTCTGTAGGAATGCGCTAGTGGCTTTAACTCCAAGTTGTGCTGCTGAATTTATTATTCCCGCAACAAGTCCGGGTTGTTCTTTCCCAGATATTGCTCCGGTCATCATCATAGCAGTTTGTGCTTGCTGTAAATTAACTATTTGACATGCTGCTTGAGCAGGAATATTATTAACAAATGTTTTTAAAGTTTCAGCACCCGGTAAACCAGTAAACAAATTATTTGTCATCGCTGCTGTAACCGGCATTCCTTGTTGAATTAATCCGGTAATTAATGCAGCTGACCCCGGCTTTAATATTCCCGCTGCTTCCATTTGTTTAGGTGTCTTTGCTAACATACCAACACCAGCAGTAATAGTACCGGTTGAATCAGTTATAACTGCTGAACCAAGACCGGTAACACTTGGATATGCACCTGCTGCTTGACTTGCCGCTGCCCCAATCATACCTGCAGATACTCCAGGATTCATTGAAGCACTCACCGTTCCTACAGCAGGCACTGTAGATAGTGTAGCAGGAGATACTGGATTAGGAGGTGGCAATTTTACCGCGTTGGTATAATTTTGACTATCTAATAATTCTGTGCTTCTTGCCATTAAAATGCTCCACTACTATTACTATTTACTGTAACATTAACACCCTGTCCAGCACTTGCCCACGGTGAGTGAGCCGGGGCACGACTAACAATAGATAACAAATAACCCGGCGATGCTGCCCATCCTTTAGTAGCATCAAACAATGTATCAGTATGTGCTACAATAGGTATTTTAGGTACAACTGCCGGAGTAACTGATGTAGCGCCAGTGTTTAAATTAATCTTGCTACCATTAATATACATTAGTTGACCGGCAGCATATGAACCTTCGCCACCTGCACTCATACTCATTGACCCATCTACTTTTATTGTATATTTGCCAATTGTATAACCACTAAAGTTGCCGCCTGAACGATATGATATATCAGTTTCAGCATTTATTTTTATATTGTCGGCTTGTATGTTTAAATCTTTTTTAGCATTAATATTAATATTGTTATCAGCGTGTAAGTTTAAATCACCTTGAGTTCTAACGTTTACGCTATTCATAGCGTACATATCAATAGTACCTTCTCTTCCCATCTCAATGTAACTTTGTCCGTTAGCATGAACAATAAACAATGTTTGACCATCATCACTCATCAATATTTGATGTCCAAGTGATGTTCTAAGTCTTATCAACTGATCTTTTCCGTCTACATCTCCGTCGTCCATGACAATACTGTGTCCTGATCTACGTGAAACAACTTTTAAAGATGCTGCTGGTTTATCTAAATTTTGACGTATGGTAGAATCTGTATAGCCACCTTGATAAATTGGTCTGCCTGGGGTGCTTACTCCCCACCCAACTCGTGAGGGACTTTCACGTAATGCGCTACTTGATATTGGTCCTCTAACTGGATCTCTAATTAAACCTTGTTGAAAATATATTTGAGCCGAATAACTATGTAATGGTTTAGCAGCATTTAAATATTTTGAAGTATTTGTAATATCATTATTGTTAGTGTTTATATTAGTTACAGGCAGTTTAGTTGCTCCGCCATAACTATTTGACTCCCCTTTGTTAAATGTTACTTCACCTGCTGATGATCCAATGGCAGGAACCATTTGTAATAATTCAGGAGGTAAAACTCCACCTATATAGTATCCGTAGTTTGGATCACCATTAATAAAAATACAAACTACAGTACTACCTATGTCAGGTGGACTAACCCACATGCCGTATGACATTGGATTTTTAGTATAACTTCCGTAATCATCTTTTTTAGTGCCGCCTTGTGACATTGTATTGCCAAAGAAAGGACTTAGATAACTTACTGTTACCCAACTACTACTATCGTCTGGATTAATTGAACCAAAGTCTGCTAGATATACTTGTATTCTACCAGCGCGGGTAGTGTCAATATTATTTTTTACAATACCTAAGGTAGGGGTATTACGCAGTACGCCGCCACCGGCGCCGGGCTTAGTTGATTTTGATTCACCTCTTGGTTTAAATTCGTTTGTTGCCATATATAAATTAGTTGTTATCCTCGTCCAAAGTTATCTGCTACTGGTCCAAGTTTAGTCTGTATCGTTCCCAATGTCCCAGCTGCGACATTGTTTAGAGCATTAGTGCCCATATTAGTAAGCCGTGAGACCTCGGCAGCCGATTGATTAGCATCAACAAGTAATGATGTAGCAGCACTACTCGCAAACCCTGTATTTAAAGTAGTAGCAGTACCGTTTGCCGTTGTTGCAGGGCCGGCAGTAATGCCACTTCTTGCCCTTTCACCCGGTGCTTGAACAAATCCGGCATTAGCTGCTGCTTCAGCGTTTGCTTGTCTTCCTTGCTCATCTGGTTCGCCTGGATCAGAGAACGTATTGATATTACATTCTAAATCTTGTATAAATTTACCTTTACTAAAAGTACTAGTAACAGTTTTAACAGTGTAACTTACACCGCCACCACGTTTTTGAATATCTTTTTGTACATCAGCCGGATATTTCCAAAAGTAAATTGATTCGTTAATACTTAATTGTCCGTTGGTGTTATCATAATCAACTGGTTCTTTGAAATCAATTTCTATAAAAACTTGTCCACCATTTGGATTTATAGTAAACCCGTCTACCCCATAAAATTGTTTATACAAAGCATTTATACCCACTGCTGACGGTTGCATTAAGAAATCTGGATCTCCTAATATCTGTACCTTTGCCATAGCATATGCGCCAGGATCATATAAACTTGTCATATATGAATTTTGTGCTTCCAGGCCTGGGCCCAATTTACCTTGATCAGGTTGCTCTTGTGGCTGTAACCCTATTTTTATTGGCACGTCCGTCGCGCCGCCCTGTGATGAACTTGTAGGTTTAATACCCGGGGTCGCAGTAATAAAATAATTATTGTTCATTTCTTGTTGGTATGCTAACACCTCAGAATTCTTACCAGTATAGTAATAACTATAACGTTTATGTGGCCCGTAATATTTTCGTTGTTTGTTTACGTATGGACTTATTACAATTGGGGTATCATATGGTTGTATATTATAGACAATTTTATATGCCCAATCTCCTCTTTTAGTATCCCATCCTTTTATTTCAATTTGCGGACTAAGGTTATACCAACGTATTGCTGGCACTTCAGAATCTTTATTATCGGGGCCCTGCCCATTAGCAGCATATTCTTTTTTTGTTCCGTCAGGCGCAGTAGTAGAGGTGTAGATTCTTCTTAATGTACCTTCTATAAAACTACTTTGTAAAATGATTGAATTAATTGCTTGTATAATTGGGGTACCATTTTTAATTGCTATTGATCTTACTGAATCATCCGGTACTAAACTTTCTGCGTTGCTTTCATTAGATTCATCAGTCTTGGTGATATTGGGATTCATTGCCCATTTTCTTTTATCTAAATCATTTTGGCTTATAAGTTCAGCATCCCTAATAGAATCGTAGGAATCGGGGCCCTCTTCGGCACCCACAAAGTTTATAGAATATTCATTTGCTATATCAATATCGCCATTCGTTTCTTTTTGTTTTTCTTCTCTATTTAATTTAGTAAGTAAACCAAGAGTGCCTGTTTGTGCTGGGGTAGTAGATGCTTGTTCACCCGGTTTAGTTCCTGCTCGGTCGGCGCCCATTAAAGCATCCATTACTGTTTTACCAAACACGGTTGTATCAGGTCCAACAATACCGTTTTTTGTTCCGAGTGCCGCTATATCACTAACTGGGGCAGCTTTTATGTTGTATACTACTGTTTTGCCTGTAATACTAAATTTAAATTCTTTAATCATTATATCAAAATATCGTTGATATAATCCAGACGAATTACCAGTAGGGTCTCCATCAGCGCCGGGTATTTTTTTAGGATCAATTATGTTGCCGTCTTGGTCGTATCCCAAAAATCTAATTCCTAATACAAAAAATTGTCTTGATGGATTCTTTACATCAGTAGCATTTTTTGCTTTGGTGATTGCTGCTAGCGCATCATTTGCTTTACGCAATCTTGTAGTAAAAGAAAATCCATACGGTTCAGTAATAGTAAAACTAAAATCTGCTGCATTGGCAGCAGAAGAAGTATTCAAGTATTGTGTTATCTTTAACTCATCCATAAAGAAATCTGTATCAAAACCCGGAGCACGTTTTTCTGTTGAGTTAACACCACCGCTTTGAGCAATTAAATATGCTCCGCCCACGGGGGTAGAATTAGAGGCCGCTTTGGCAGTTAGTGGTGGGGGAGGAGATCCGCTGCCTCCTGTATTGCCATTGGCTAATTCACCTGTTCTAGTTGGGGCGTTGTTGCTTGTTGCTATGTTTGCTGCTACTTCTCTAGCTGCTCCAGCTGCACTATCAACCGCATTTATATCAGTTCTTCCTGATGCCACAAATGCTTTATATGCGTCAGGTGTTATCATGTATAATGATATTTGATATGTATAGCTACTAAAATTACCTAGTGGATTTTGTAATCTTCTGCCAGGTAATTTAAATGTGTCTTTAACAGAGACTTCTACACCTTTTAATTTGGTTACTTCTTTGTCCGCGCCCTGTGTAGTGGGTGTAGAAATTGCTGGAGCAGGTAATCCCGTAGAAGCATTTGTATTTGTTGTATTGTTATTTTGTCCGGCGGCCGGAGCATTACCTTTGTCATCATTGGCTCCGCCAGAGTTGACATATTGTTTGTTTTGCTGTTCTGTTTGCGGGGTTGGGGCTTGCTGTTCTGTCGTTTCTACTTTAGGTGCGTCTGGGTTGGGAGTAGGTGGTTGTGACGCAGCTTTAAGACCTGCCGAGATTGAACCTACAGATTGAGCGTCATTAGAAAACGCAGTAATTGCTGCTGTTGCCTCAGGTCCATTATTTGGATTATCTATTAATTTAGCAAAATCAGCAGGAGACAGGTTGTTAGCTGGGCCAACAGCATATCCAGCACTGCGTATGCCGGGCCCATACATAATGACATTGCCGCCGCCGGTTTCTACAAATGTATATCCATTGACCGTTACTTTAGGACCATCGTACATATCTTATATACCCAACGCTTGTACTATCACATCTAACTTAGGCAAGTATATACCCAACCCAGCAACAAAATCAAAATAAGGATCTTTTAATGTGTTTGGGTTTCTACTCGCAAATACCCACCACAATCTACTATCAGTATACAAGTCATATGCTAATAAGTCTGGACGATATTCATATACTTGTTTTATCTCCCAATATATATCACTTGTTTGCATGGGTATTGGACGATTCTGCATCACATCTAAAAATTGATTAGTTACTACCCCGGTACTATAGTACGGGCTTGATTGTGGGTATATACTGTTTGTTGCCATTACCAAATTCCTCCACCTGACAATGCGCCTGTGCCATATTCTGCTAAACTAAAATTATTGCTAATATCATTTCTTGTTACAATTGGTACTGCCGTTACAGTAATACTTATTTTTGTAGGTACATACGTAGGTTTATTTTTTTGTGCTTTGGTTGAATCAAAAACTGGCGGATTAGCAAGTGCTCCCGGCGATAGTCCAGCAGCCTGAGCACGATTACCTGATACACTATTACTATTACTAGACGGAACATTTGAAGGGGCAGTACTTACTCCAGGCGGTGGACTAGCACTTTGTGCCCTAATATAATCTACATCTGTTGGTAATGAATAAGTGAATCCAGTTATTGCCAATGGATGCTTATCAAATTGGTATGTGCCCAACCCACTCAAATAACATAATGGTGGAGGTGTGCCGTTTTTAGGATTTTGATCTTTTCCATAGAACATTTTTGTTACGGATCTGAAAAAATGTATTACCGCTAATAGATATTCTGCCTCTTTAGTATCTTGAGCAGTAAATTCACATGTTATGTTAATCGAATCAACCGCACTGCCTCTATAAGAGAAGAATTTGTAATTGCTATGTGTTACTTCAGTTGGATCATAACTAGCCACATATTGAACTTGTATTGACGGAGTATACGGGAATATAACTCCATCAGTTGCTGCTAATGGCAATAGTATACCTTCTTTACCTTTGTTTTTATAAAGATAAGTTGCTTTTGGCGCTAAACTTAATCTTACACGCCAATCATCAGCAGATGCTGTGTTCGCAGCATCTTGTTGTGTCTTTTGTGATTGTGCGTCTAATTTTGGTGCTGTCAATCCTTGTGGGCCGCGTTCTCCTGAAGTAGGAATTAAATTATTAGTATACTCTGCATCAGCCATCTTACGATCATACGGCGGATCGCCACTTACTACCTTTTTGTCTTGTGCGGCTTCATTAGTTGTAGCGGCATTTTGTGCTAGATTAGGTTCAGCAATAGGAACTTTTTTGTCTTGTGCGGCTTCATTAGTTGTAGCGGCATTTTGTGCTAGATTAGGTTCGGGAAGTTTCTTGTCTTGTACTGTTTCATCGCC